ATGGGAACGGCGGTCAATTGGTAGCGGGGCATGGATTTGAACCATGGACCTCTGGGGATACCAGAGGTCCAAGGTTCAAATCCATGGGGCTTCTGAGCTTATCCGAGCTCATTTTAACCGCTTAAAGCCAGGGGTGCATGATGGATCATGAGGAACAGAATCAGCGCTCCGGTCCCATGGCGCGAAAGCATCAACGGGTGGACTGACACCCTCAAGGCGGCCGGCCTATCAGCACAGACAATCAAAAGCCGTCGATACAAGATGGTGCATCTAGCGACACTGCTCATGCCATCAGGTCCCGAAAACGTGACCACGGAACGCATCGTGCATGTGTTCGCGGAACAGCAATGGAAACCGGAGACCCGCAAGGCGTACCGGAACACCATATCGTCGTTTTTCCGATGGCTGCATAAAAGCGGCAGACGGTCGGATGATCCGAGTCTGGACGTGCCGCGAGTGAAGAAGCCGCACGCGCATCCCAGACCATGCCCGGACCGTTATATCGCTGTGGCGATGGAGATGGCCACGTCGTCGGAAAGACTCATGATCCGGTTGGGCGCGGAGTGCGGACTGCGGCGTGGCGAGATAGCCGCCGTGCACAGCGATGACGTGGTGGCCGATAGCGCCGGCCGGTCATTGATCGTGCGCGGCAAAGGCGACAAGCAGCGCATAGTGCCGTTGCCGGATGATTTGGCCGGCATCATCATGGACGCGCGGGGCTACCTGTTCCCTGGCCGGTTCGGCGGTCATGTGGAGGAGTCCTATATCGGTGACCATATCAGCCGCCTGCTGCCGGACGGGTACGCCGCGCACACGTTGCGGCACCGTTTCGCTACCACGGCCTACGCCGCCACACACGACCTGTTCGTGGTCGCGGAACTTCTAGGCCATGAGTCTGTGGAGACCACGGAGCATTACGTGGCCATGCCCGACGGCCGTCTACGAGAGGCAACGGCGGCCGTCAGACTTGACGTTTAGGCCGCGTGGCGTGCCGAGAGCCGTGCTTTCTTGGTGCGAGCCTGCTTCGTCACGTCGTTGTCCTTCCAGTAGCACCAGATGGCGCTGCCGGCTGTCCATGCGAGGCTTACGAGCTGCGTGATGGTCGTGTCATCGATGTTGAGCACCGGATGGCCGAACATGGTCAATGCCTGGTTGACAAGCGCAAGGAGCAGCACGAGGAATCTGGATATTGTGCCGCCGTCGATTCTCGGCGTCGTGGTCTCGGCGTCGTCATCGGTGGCGGCCTGTATCTGCGCGGAGACCGGCATCACGGTTACTTCCGTTGTGCTGGTCGCTGGTAGTCGGTTTTCCGTCGTGTCGGTCATTTCGTGGGTCCTTCCAGCTTGCTGATTTTTTCGGACAATTCGTTGATCTGCTGCTGCTGCGTCTCGATGGTTTTGGTGAGTTTGTCGATGCGGTTCGGAATCTCGAAGCAGATTGTGTTGTAGATGTTGCCGCCCGGTGCCGATCCCTTGTAGCTGTATTGCATGATGCTGTCACGGACACGCTGCGGCAGCTCGTAGGTGAGCAGGTTGTACATGTTGCCGCCCGGTGTAGCGTTCTTCCCATAGGGCTTGTAGGCCCAGTTCCATACTTCGTCTCCTGCGTTTGACATGGAGCCTCCTTCGAGTATCTGATTTGCTTTGTCGATGATCTGCTTGTATGGCAGGCCGTTGGGCGCGAGGTCCGGGCATGAGAGGTGGTCGGTGCCTGGAATCTCCCTGTGCAGCCACACATTGCCTTTCAGGCCGTCGTGCCACAGTTTCGTCCAACCGTACCTGCGCGCGATGTCGGCGCAGAGGCGCGCGCTTGCGTCGATGCACTCCTGGGTGCAGACCGCACCGTTGGCCATTCCTCCCTCATGCTCGATGCTGATGGTCGAATTGTTCGAGGCGTAGTTCGCGTCGGAATAGCTGCCGTCGAGTTCCGACACGTATTGGTGGATCTCTCCGGTCGCGCCGATGCCGTAGTGTGCCGATGCCCGGCTCGACTGGCTGGCGAACGTGGCATCGGTGCCGGCGAGGTATCCAACCATGATGTGCAAAGTGATGTGCGTGACGCCGTAACCGTTGCGGCCCACGTAGTGGTTCGGGCTTCCTTTCCAGATGATGTCGCTCATGTTGGCTCCGTCCTAGTCGTTGAAAAGGTCTTCAGGTGGTTCCGGCGGCGGCGGTGGGGCGCGGCGGTAGATGTGGTCGATGAGTTGCCGGTTCCATTGCCAGAGGCGTTGGTTGTCGGCCTGCATCTTCTGCGCGAGCCGGTAGGCTTCCATCTTGTTCTTCGCGGCGGCCGAGAGGGTGGAGACCAGTGCGCCGACTACCGCGCCGACCGCGCCGACGATGGCGATGATGAGATCCGTCATGCCGGGTCGCCCGCGGTGTAGATGAAGACGATCCAGACGTTGATGTCGGCCGTGTTCGACGAGCCTTTGCGCACGATGATCTCGCTCGGTGTGACCGTGACTTCCGAATGCCAGTAGGTGTCTGTCGCAAGGTATGGCTGCATGGAGCCGTTCTTGCCCTGTGTGATGACGTGTGCATCCAGCAGCGTATACATGTTGCTGATGCCCGGTGATTTTCTGGAATTGTTCGCCAGATTCTTGTATTCCCTTACCTGCATGTAGATTCTCCGGCCATCGACCCATTTGCGGCCGGTGTAGATCTCTGAGTTGAGTCTCCATACGCCGTTCCATGGCTGGTCGGCGTTCCTGGTCTTGACCCATTGGGTCCCGTCCCATACGTATGGCCCGTTGTCGTCGTTGCCGCCGGTGACGTATCCGGTCTGGCCGGTGACGCCGGTGATCTGCCGAAGGGCTTCGAGGGTGGTGGCGATGACGGGTTTGACGCCTTCGGGCGTGTCCCTCCGATCCACCTGGTCAAGCGCCTGTTCGAACGTCTCGGCCATGCTCTTGAACGAGTCCGGCGCGGTGCTCACGAGATCTGATCCTTCCGGGTACGTGAGTCCGTAGATGGGTGTTGTTGCTGTCATGGTGTTCCTTTCTTCAGTCGATTGTCTGGATCATCGAGAGGTCGCAGATGTGCAGGTCGAGCTGCTGCCAGCTGAGGGTGGGCAGGTCGGCCCATGTGATCCGTTTCGTCGGCAGCGGCCGGAGCGCGGCCAGCGTCGCTTCCTGGGTGAGTGTCGGTTTGCCGTTGCGCCACCGGTATGAGAGCGTCCCGCCGATGGTCGTGATGGGGCCGGTGAAGGACGGTCGGCCGTCTGAACCGGTCAGGGCCGACGCCTTGGCCTTGACGATGATGAACGGGCCGGATGGGCTTGCCTTGTACAGCCATGGCCGTCGTGCCGGGTCGATTCGCGTGCTGTTGAACGTCACTGTCTCCGGTACCATGCGCAGGTCGTGCGATTCGAGCCATTGCGCGATGTTGACGCGGTCCGTGTCGCTGACGTTCGAGGTGCCGCCGCTGTTCCAGACGCCGCCCGAGTCGTCCACGGCGAGCATGTCGGAATCGACGGTGAGGCTCTTCTGCATGGCGGTCAATTGGGAGGGCAGACGGTCCTGGTCTCCCATCGTGATCTCCACGTCGTCGAAAGAGAGCTTGCCGTTGTCCGATTTGACGCGTTTCGCGTTGATGACGACCTGTGTCAAAGGTTCGGTGATGCTCAGATCCGTCGATGCCTCGATGTCGGAGGCCGAGAGCGCGTGGCGGGTCTCTCCGTCGGTGAGGACGGTGAGTCGGCCATCGGTTGACAGATGCACGGCGATCGGGTCGGCGAGGAACAATGGCCGGAGGCTTGATGTAGCGCCGTCGTAGACCTCATGCCACTGTGGGAGTCGTGGGCCGGCGGTGAGCCGGTGCAGCAGGTCGAGCTGCGATGGGTGGTCGGATGACGTGTATGGTGCGACGCTCGATGGCAGGGCGAGCCCGTCCAGTTGGGCTTCCGGCGCTCCCTGCGCCGAGGCCCTGCGGTTCATCTCCGCGAGGCGTGTGGATGGCGTGCCGATCCAGTGCGCGCCGTTCCATTTCGCGGCCGTGTCTGTCGGTCCTTGTGATTGCAGGCGTTTCCATACGGCCATCCTCGATGTGGCGGAGAGTTTGAGCAGCCACCCGCCGTCGCTGGCCGGTTCGATGCTGCCGCCGGTGGACACGCTGCCGGCGAACATTGTTTCGGATGGCGAGTCTGGCGAGTCTGGCGAGTCTGGCGAATACGTCTTGTGGAGCCAGTCGATGGGGATGCGCAGATCGCGCCAGACGCCCATCGCTGGCGTCAGGTCCATCCATCGAGGCTGGTTGGAGAATTGGACGACCACTTTCATTCCGGCCAACGTCAATGCCTGGCCTGCGAGCCGTCCGGTGCGGTCGCGGAGGGTGAACGACATCACGGCAGGTTCGGGCTGTTCGTCGATGCCGTCGCTTCCCCAGTCGATGGTGAACGAGTCGAGGGCCGCGATGTCCTTGGCTGAGTCGTTGACGGGTGTCCAGCCGTTGCCTGTGTCGATGAACATGAAGCACTGCTGCATATCATGACCTCCTTGCGTCGTAGTCGGCCAGGAGCCGTTTGATGGCCTTGGCGGTGCCGTCCTTGTCGATGACCTCGCCGTTGATCTCCACGTTCCAGGTATTGACCACTGGCGTGGCCGTGTTGCCCTGGGCGGAGAGATTGAGGGGCATGGCCGCGAGTCTGCGGTTGGCGCGGCTGATAGCGGTTTCAACGTTGCTGTCGAACCCGGTGTTGAGGCCCTGTGCGAAGCCGGTCATGATGGCCTGGCCGGCGGGGATGAGCAGGCGACGGTCGTAGCTGATCGGGCCTTTGTGGGCCTTGATCCAGTCGCCGATGCCGCTGATCCAGCCGGTCACGTTGCTCCACATCGATTTGAGGCCGTTGAGGAATCCGCTGATGATGCTTGCGCCGGCGTTGTACAGGATGCTGCCGGCGTTGCCGAAGAACCCGACTATGGAGCCGGGCAGTCCGCGGAACCAGCCGACTACGCCGTTCCACGCGTTCCTTGCCCCGTTCGCTGCCGAGTTGAAGATGTTGACGATGGTGGAGCCGAGACCGGAGAAGAAGCCGATGATGCCCTGCACGCAGCTGGAAAGGTAACTCGTGAAGCTCGACCACACGGCCTTGCCGGTGTTGGTGCAGGTGAAAAAGTAGGTGAGTCCGGCCACGAGCGCTGCGATGAGCGTGATGACCAGCATGATCGGGTTCGCGGCCATGACAGCGTTGAGCACTGCCTGAGCGACGGCGGCCAGCTGCATGGCGGTGGTGACGGCGGTGACGACTGCGACGGCTCCGCCGATCGCGGCCACGAGAGGGGTCACAAGATCAAGATTCTGACTGATCCAGTTGCCGGCGGTCTTCAGCCAGCCGCCGACCGTCTGCGCTGCCGTGGCGACGGTGTTGAGCACGTTGCCGAACGAGATTCCGGCCGGTTGTCCTCCGGTCATCGCGTTCACGACGGCCATGATGCCGTTCCACAATGATTGCAGTCCGCCGCCGACCGACTGCGCGGCCGTCTGCAATGAGGTGAACGCCCCGGTGTCCTTGACCTGTGCGAAGAACGTCTGCAATCCCTGCGTGCCGTTCTGCGCGAGGTTTGTGACTGCCGTTGCGGCCGCGTTGATGCCGCCGGTGACGGCCGGTTTGAAGAGGTTGAAGGCGTCGGTCAGGCCGCCGGTGACGGCTGCTTCGAGGTTTCCCATGGCTCCCTCGATGGTGCTGGTCGATGTCGCGGCCTGTTTCGCCACGTCGGTCATGCCGAGGTCCAGCAGCGCCTGGTTGAACTCGTCGGCCGTGATCTCGCCCTTGGCCATGGCGTCGCGGAAGTTGCCCGTGTACGCGCCGTTCTTCAGCAGCGCCTCCTGGAGTTTGCCGGACGCGCCAGGGATGGCGTCGGCAAGCTGGTTCCAGTTCTCGGTGGTCAATTTTCCCGCGCCGGCGGTCTGGGTGAGGACCATGGCCACGCTTTTGAAACTGTCGGCGTTGCCTCCGGCCACCGCGTTGAGGTTGCCGGCCGCCTCGGTCAGTTCCATGTAGTTGCCGATGCCGTTTGCCGCCAGCTGCGCGGTGGTGTTCTGGATGTCATCGAGGCCGTACACGGTGGCGTCGGCGTATTTGCGGGTTTCCTTCGCGGCTGCCTGCACGGCTTTGGTGTCGATGCCGGCGAAGCTCATGGTGTTCATGAACTTGTCGGTGCTGTCCGACATGTTCACCACGTCGCCGGCGAAGCCCTTCACCGTGTCCCACAGCGCGGTCACGCCCTTGACGGCCAATCCGCCGATGGCGCTGCCGAAAGCGGCCGCCTTCGTGGTGGTCTTCTCGAACGCCTTGACGGCATCATCGGCGTTGCCGGTGATGCGCACGCTCATGATCGCGCCGTGCGCCATGGTTCACTCCTTCTGCGATTCTTCCGCTTCCTTGAGCAGTTCGGCCAGTCCGGTGCCCCAATCCAATTCGTCGGCCTCGTTCCTCCACTGCCATGGCGTGCCGCCAAAACGGCTTGCCAGGAGGAACGAGAGACGGCCGAGCGAGTCTTGTGGCCACGCGGCTAGTCCGTAGGGTTTCCCTCTTCCGGTTCCTCCGTCGCTGTCGCAAGGTCGAAGGACGCCACGGTGTCGAGCCAATGGTCGAAGTCCGGGAGGTTGCGGCCGGCCATGCGGAGAGCGGCGTAAGTGGCGTATGCGCCGGTCCTAACCGGCGATTCGGTGATGGTGCCCCATCCGGCCTCGATGGCGTGCGCTTCGGCCTTGCAGGTCGCGCACATCGTGATTGGGACGATTTCATGCTTGCCGTCGGTGTAGGTGATTCGTGTGGTTGCCATTATTTTCCTTTCACTTGCTTCAGTGTCTTGTCGATGAAGTCCTTGTAGACCTTTTGCCATTGGCTCTCGGTGGAGGCGACACCGTTGTTGACGAAGAGCCGTGGCCGGATGTGCCGTTTCGGCCATCCGTAATTGATTGGGCCCGCGTATGGCACGGCCTTGCGGCCGGCGCGAATGACGCCGGCGCGTTTCGTCGCCCCGACACGCAGGCTGCCGGCCAGCCGGCCGGTCTTGCCTCGCGGGGCGAGGTTGCGGACGGCGGGCAATGCGATCTGCGCGGCCTCGCGGTTCACTTCCTTCAGGTCGTCCATGTCCGCTCCGGCCTTGCGCATCGTCTGCACGAAGCGTTTCTGGCCGACGACCATCAATGCCTTGTCAGCCATCACTTACCCGAGTAGGCCGTGTGGGCGACGTTCGTGACGGCGAAGCTCAGATCGTTCGTGTTCTTCGATTTGACGTCGCCGCCGATGGCGATTGGCGCGATGGTGACGTTGAAGGTCCACTGGATCTTGCCGTTCGTGTTCGGGACGAACTGGGCCGGCAGCGTCTCGCCCTTGTGGTCGAAGAGCCAGACGGACAGACCGTCCTCGCTGAAGTCGTCGCCGACGGTGCCCTCGAACGTCCACGTGGTCGTGGTGTTCGTCTCCTCTGATCCGTCGAGGTAGGTGGTCGGGTCGTCGCTGCTGTTCGAGGGATTCAGCTGCGCTTTCGTCAAGTCGGCACTGAAATCGCGTCCATTTTCCGTGTCGGTGATTTTGAAGATGCCGGGGCCGAGCGTGCGGATCTTTCCAGTCATGATTGTGTCCTTTCTAATCCAACGGGTTGAGGGTTATGGTGTAGGCGGCCAGGCTGCCCACTCCGGTCAGGTTGAACGTGCTTGGTTTCGCGTCCCGCAAGTTCACCTGGCGGTCGTGCAAGCGTTGCACGCCGTCGGTCAACAGGTCCAAGGCGGCCGCCTGCGTGGCCATGGTGCCGGCTATGAGGTTCACCGTCCAAGTGATGGTCTGCATATGCCAGCCCTCGAACGTGAGTTCCGGCGGGTCTATCAGCACCGCTATTCTGCCTGGCAACGGGCGGGCGTCCTGCGCGTCGATGGTGACGACGCAAGCGAGGTCTCCCATGGCGTCCGTCAGCATGTCCATAAGGGCTTCGCGCTCTCGTGTTACTTGGCTGCTCATGCGATCACCACGCTCCCGGTCAGGATGCCGGCCGCGTTGAGTTTCGGCCACACCGAGCGCAACGGGTCGCTGCTGACCCTGAACGGTTCCAGCGTGCCGTCGCCCACGCTCATGACGCCCAGCCGGGCGTCGCGGCTGTTGTACAGATCCGCAGCACAACTCACGATGCAATCGGCCAGCACTTCGTCCTTGATGGACGCCGTGCCCACGGCGCTTGCCACATACGCCTTGGCGGCGGCCAGCTTCGCGGCCAAGCGTTCATCGTCACCGCTTGGCACGCTCACTTCGTCGCGAAGCTGGGTCAACAACTGTTCGTCGTTCATGGTCACATCCCGGCGGCAGTGAACTTGATAGGCAACAGGCCGTCGGTGAAGGTCGCGGCCACGGCCATGTACCCGTACACCGAATAGTTGTCCACGATGTTCACGGGGTCGGTGTTGGAAAGCTGGGTGGGGCCGCCGCTCTCCCACACGGTGACGGCGGTCGGGTCGATGAACGCGGCGGTGCCGGTCGGGGCCTTCGGCAGCAAGTACACCGGCACGCGCATGAGGTCGCCCACCACGCCGGTGACGTCGAAAGCGCCGATGGTATCCGACCCCTTGCCGGAAATGTCCATGAACCGGTTGCCCGAGTCCTTGAGCTTGATAAGGGCCAGCGCCACGTCCTTGGAAACGCCCAGACGGGTCATGGCCGCGTTCCTATCGTCCATCACCTCGGCGGCGTCAAGGATAAGGCCGGCCCACTGGTCTGTCGTCATGTCGTTCAAAGCGGCCGGAGCCGTGATGTTGTTCGGGTTGTCGGTCGCGTCGCGCTGGGACTTGATGAGGTCGTACAGGTAGGTGCGCACGGCGTTTTCGGTGGACTTCGCGTAGGCGTTGTTCAGGGCCTTCAGCGCCGTGTTGAGCATGGGGGTGGTGCTGCGCTCGATGGTCTGGCGCGAAAGCGTGGTGTAGCCGCCATAAGTGTTGATGTCGGCGGTCTTGGTGCCGAACTTCACCTTGCCGAAGGTCAGGGCCGCGCCCTCGGCGGTCTGCTTGTCCACGGCCGTGGTGTCCTCGGAGACCACGTTGTATTCCATGCTCATACCGGTGGCCGGCAGCGTGTCGCGGGTGAGGATGTTCGTCACCTTGCGGCGCTGTTCGATCAGGCGCAAGTCATCGGCAATCCATGCCACGGTGTTGCCGGTGTCGCCGGTAACGATGGCGTCGCGGGTCTGGCGCATAAGGTCGATGGCGGCCGCGTGGTCGGCATTGCGTTCGTCGCTCAGCGCCTTGAGATAGTCGCCGGCGGTGCGGAACTCGCCGCCCAGCTCGGCCGGCGGGGTGGTCTGGATGCCGGCGGCCACGGTGGCCTTGATGCTGCGCAGTTCCTCACTGAACGCCTCCAAGCGTTCGTTCATGGCGTTATCGCGCTGTTCGTTGTTGGTGTTGTCGCCCATAACGGGTGCCTCCATTCCTTCGTCGTTGTTGTTGGTTGTGATGGTCTGAGAACGCTGGCCGGTGATTTCGGCGGCCGGATACGCGGGGATGCCGGTAACGGCCACCTCGAACAGGTCGATTGCCCTACGGTGGACTTCGGTAACGCCGTCGTCCGAGTCGATAACCCTGTTTTCCACCGGCCTGAAGCCGATGCTGAAGCCGTCGTAGACGCCTTCACGCACCAGTTCGGCGGCCTCGCGCCCGCTTTCGGTGTCGGCCAGCTTCGCCACGACGTGCAAGCCGTCCGCTTCGCGGCGCATGTCGGTCAGCTTGCCGATAAGGTCGCCATGCTCGCGGCTCACCTTCACGGTCTTGCGGGTGCCGAAGTCGCAATCGGGGTCTATCACCTCGGCGTAATCACTGAACAGCGCATATCGCTGATTGAAGGGCACGGCCACGCCCTCCAAGGTCATGCCGTCGCCGGTGTCGCCGGTGTCACGCAAGCGTAGGCCGGTGACGTTGAGCGTGCGCGCCTCCATAAGCCTTTCGTCGTGCTCATTGCTCATTGGTGGTTCCTCCGATCTGTTGAATCTGGGCCGCCTGTTCGGGCGTCAACGGCGGCAAGCCCTCGCGGTCGCGCACGTCGTCCACGGTGAGCCACCCGGAGCCGATGGCGGTCTTGTAGGCGTTGTAACGGTCGGCCATATCGGCGCGGCGCGAACTATCCCAGTCGAAGCGCACAACGCGGCCACGCGGTAGCAAAGAACTTAGAAGTTCCTCGATCTCGCCCGTGTAGGCGGCCAGCGTGTAGTCCGCAAACTCAATCCACGATTGCTCGATGTTGGAATAGGTGAGGTTGCTGCCGTCCACGGCGGCAAGCATGATGCTGGCCGGGATGCCCAACAGGCGGGCGATCTGGGTGGTGTCGAACTTCTGTGTTTCCAAAAACTGAAGGTCGGCCGGCTTCATGTCCAAGGGCACATAGGTTAGGTTGCTGCCAACCACCTTGATGTCTCCGGCCTTGCCGGCCTTGCCCCAATCGTCCTTCGCCTGTTTCGCGCTGTCGGGCGTGATCTTCTGGTCGCTCTTCAGATAGCCCTTAACGTTGCTGCTATCGGTGTAGAACCGGGCCTTGTAGTCGCGGGCCATCTTCGCGCCCTCCACCTCTTCGCGCGCCGCCGAAATGGGGCCAAGGCCACGCAACCGGCCGGGAACGTTCAGGAACTTCAGGTGTGTGATTTCATCCGGCGTGTACTCGCGGCCAAGATACGAATAGCGAAGCACCGGCGCGGCGGGGTCGCGGCCATCGTCGCGCACGGTCACCAGAGACGGCGGCAAGACTTGGCACGACACCACTTCGCCGTCATAGCGCAGTTTGCGAACGAACGCGTTGCCGTCCAAGCACAGCGACGCCACGATGTCGCTTATGAAGTCGCGGCGGCTTCGGTTGGCGTCCGGGCGGTCGATGATGGACGTAAGCGTGTTGAGTTTCACGCCGCCGCGCATTTCGTGCAACGGCAAGCCGGCGATTGCGGTCTGGAGCACCTGGACGCCACGGAACACGGTGGACAGTTGCAGCGGGTCATACGCGGCCGTGCGGCTTGGCGGCATTATCTCGGCCGGCATGTCGTCCACGGCGGCCACGCCGCGCGTGATGATCTTGCCGGCGAAGCGTAGCCGCTGAAAAAAACTGAAGTCGTTCATGCGACACATCATGCGCGCTCACGCATGGCCGTGTCGAGTGGCGCGCGCCATTGCCTGCCACAGTCCGCCACAGCCGTACATGGTCAGAATATTTGCAACGGCCCTTCGGGTTCGGGCCGGTGGGATACGCCCCACGCGGCAAGCATGGCGCTTTCGAGCGGTGATGTCTTGCCGGTGCTGCCGCGCCGTGATATGCGCCAAGCGTCGCCGCTCCATGCGCGCGCGCTGTTCGCCGCGCTGGCGTCCAGCTCGGTGTCGGCCGCGTGCCGCACGGTGCCGTTCTCAAGGCCGCTCACGAACGCCTGGCCCACGCTGAGAAAATCGCCGGCTTGCATGTCCACGAAACGCACAACCGGGTCGCCGTTGATGTCGGCCAACGCCTTCAGCCGGTCGCACAAGTCGCCGTTCGGTCCGCGCGAGTCCATGCACAGTGGCGCGTCGTAGGTGGCGCACAGCCTGGTTATCTCATTGGGTGCCGCGCCGGTGCCGTCCAGCACCTTGAGCAACTGCACGTTAACGGTGCCGTCGTGTTCCAATATTCCGGCGCTAATCGCCGTGTGGGTGGCGTCAACGTCCACGGCGGCACCGAACACCACGGGGCGGCCGGCCAAGTCGCCGGGCGCTATCGGCCAGCATGTGGTGGCGTTCCACAGGTCGGCCGATATGATGCGCTCGGCTATGCCCACGTCGCGCCGGTTGGCGAAGGCTCGCGCCCAACCGGCCTTGTTGTCCCCGAACTGCTGGCGGAAGTCGGCCAACTGGCGCAAGTCCCACAACAGGCCGGCGGCCGGGTGCCATCGTGCCACGGCCTTGAGGTCTTCGGGGTCTTCGTCGTCGGGCAAGCCGAAGTCGAACCACGCCGTGCGTTCGGGTACGTCGCCGGCGCGCAAGCCGTCCAACAGAGTGTTGAAGAACGTCGAAGCGGCCGTGCCTTCGGTCGAGGTAATCCACATTTGAGGTTGCACGCCGGTGAACCTTAAGCGGGTGTTCATGGTCGGCCCCAAGCCGTCCAAGATCATATAGCCGGCCTCTTCGGTCAGGCTAAACGCCTCGTCCAGGGTGAATTTGTCCATCTGCACGCCGTGGCCGGCCACCTTCGTGACAGCCAAAGGGCGTATGAAGCTGCCGTTGGTGAACCGCTGTTCCATGCCGCCGTTGCTCAGTCGTGGCTTCAGGGCCAGCGGTGCCAGCCGGCTGTCCCTCAGTTGTTTCACGTATTCCTTGAAATGCTGTTCGGCGTCCTTGCCGGTCTGGGCAAGGTAATAGATCTTTCTATCGCGTCCAAGCTGGGCGTTGCGCGTGTCCTCGGTGTCTATCAACGTGCTTTTGCCGCACTGGCGGGGCGTGGTAAGCACGATGGTGTCATACCGGTACGTGCCTGTGGCGTCGTCCAGTTCGCCGGCCACGTCCGCGACGTACCGTTGCCAAGGCAACAACGGTTTGCCCAACAGTTCGGCAGTGCGCGCCACCACGTTGCCGTCTGTGCGGCGCGATGGGTCGCGGCGTGTTCCGGCTCGCATAAGCGGCGGTTCCCTGGTCATGCCTTCGCCTCGGCCAAGTAGGCGGCCACGTCTTCGTCCACCTTCGGTTCCGGCGGGTACATGTCCTGAAGGCGCTGCACGTTGTCCAGGTACGTGTTCATGTTGCGGCTGATCTCCTTGCAGGCGTTTCGCTGTGTGTCGATGTTCTGGGCCAAGGACAACAGGCTGGCGCATAGCGTGGTGGCGAACGGGTCAAGGTCGCCGCCCGAACGCTCGGTAAGGCTCTCGATCAGCCGACGGGTGGCCTTTTCCTGTTGCCCGACGTGCCGGCCGGCGGTATCGTCGAAAATGTCGAACGTGTTTTGGCTCATTTATCCGTATCCTTTCTTTTCCTTGATGTTCCAACGTTTTCGTGCCGTTTTTTCTCCTGTGTTGGGGGGAGAAAAAACTGGGCGCGGGGTCTTTCCACGCGCCGCGAG